AACTAGAATATCATGGTCAGTAGCGCCCCGGTTGCCTCTCTGCGGCGTGGCGCTGAAGCGGCTACCCTTGACCCCGTGCGCCCCTCAGATCTCGCCCTGATCGCCCAGACGCAAGCCGATCTGGCGTCCGGCAAAGCCCGCGCCGACCGGAAAGCAGCGAGGGTGAACCAGGCCGACATCGCCTCAGCGCTCGGTGTCTCAAGGCAGGCGGTCACCGGATGGGAAGCCGGGACGCGCACCCCGTCCTCGGCGAATGCTCTTGCGTACGGGAAGCTTCTGCGGTCACTGGCGAGGAGGGCGGCGTGATGGCCGGCGGCACTCTGGGTACCGAGCAGCTGATCGCCCTCGCCAAGAAGTACATCGAGGTCGTCCCGGACGACGCTGACCCGAACGCTGCGGACTTCCGCAGGGAAGTCACCATGCAGCAAGCCCGCGAGCTCGGCGAGGGCGAAGAGGCGATGGGTGCCTACATCTTCCTTCACTACTTCGCCTGGCGGGAGCAGGTGTACTGCCGCCTCTGCGGCTGCCCAGTCCTGGCTGCGTGGCTTATCCAGCACCGGGAGAAGCTGCACGCGCCGCGGTTTGGCCTGTGACTGCCGCCGACCTGGCCGCGTTCGCCCCGCCCGAGTGCCCGCACGGCCATGTCCTGCGGATCGGCAGGAACCCCTCGAAGCCGTTCATCGGCGGCCGGGTAGCCGTAAGTTTCGCCGGATGCACCTGCCCGGCTGGCGCAGCGAAGGCTGGGAGTGCCGGCCACATCGAGGTCGCTTGCGAATCATGCAGGCGAGAGGGGCGGGAGATCACGTGGCGGGATCCGCAGTGCTCGGTCAAACCGGACGCTACGTTGTAGCTTTGTAGCAGGCGACGTCGTTCAACAGGACGATCAACAAGCTCAGGACGCCGGGCGTACACGAGATTCGTCTCGGTACACAGCCGAGATCCCGCGCTGAGGGAACCATCAGCGGCCCCGGTATGCGGGGTGGAGAATCGGGATTCCCCGCCGTCGCTGCTATCGTTGGCCCATGCTCTCGCGCCGATCTTCCCGGAGTACCGGCACCCGCTCATCGCGGGCCGGTCTCTCAAGGGAGGATTCGCTCAGCGGCTAGAGCAGCTGGTTGCTAACCAGTAAGCGCCCCTCGCGCTCGCGGGTTCGAGTCCCGCATCCTCCGCGGAAGCGCAAGCCGACGGACGGCGACGGCATCTGTCCCGAAAACAGACGAGCGGCGAGAGCCGCCTTGGGAGTTCGATCCTCTCCGCTTCCGCTCAGCCCGGTATCCCGTCGCTGCCCGGCCCGGCCCACTCCGGTTCCCAGGCGGGGAACACCCGGGCACGGTACACCGGCTCGCCGTCAGCGTCCTCGCGCCACACGACCACGGCGTGAATAAGCTCGGCCAGGGTGTCCCGCACTCGCTCGGGCGGCAGGACATCCCACCCTTCGAGCAGGCTCCGCACTGCGACGGCCATGTCCGCGGGACTGACCGCGGCGCGCTGGCGGGCAGCAGCGAGGGCAGCGGCTACCGGTTCGCGGTCGGCGAGGAGGCCGGCCTTGGTCTCGGCCCACGCCTCGGCGGGCAGGTCATCCTCGAGGAGCTCGCGCCTGATGGCCCGGGCAATCTGGCGGTCGATCTTCGCCAGTTCCCCCGCGAGCTGCTCCTCGGTCGCCCTCGCCGCGGTCGCGGCGGAACTGACCGCCGCCGCCGGGTCGTCCAGGGTGATGCCCTCAGCGGTGAGCCAGTCCCGCACCGCTTTCACCGCCACCGGGTAGGGCACCTTCCGGCCGCCGCCCGGGCAGTCGTGGTACCGCGTCCACCGCGAGCACCGCAGGCGGCTGCGCCGGTTGCGCTTGCCGTCGGCTTTCAGCACGCCCATCTTCGACCCGCAGTGCCCGCACCGCACCAGCCCGGTGAGCCGGTAGACGGCCCGGCGGGCCCGGGGCGGCCACGCTGTCACCGTGGCCCGCCGGGCCAGGTACGCCCGCCACTGCGCCTCGCTGATGACCGGCTCATGGGCGCCGGGCAGGTAGATCTTGTTCCGGCACCGCGACGGCGAGCCGCATTCATCGCACCGCGGGTCATGCACGCGCAGATACCCGGCGCCGAAACCCGAATCCAGGACATCGCGGACGGTGTCCCACGACCACGGCCTGCCGTAGGTGTTGAAGATCTCAGCGAGGTTCAGCCGCTGCGCGATCGACGCGAACTGCCACCCGTCGCCGCCGGCGGTGTGGATGAGGTACATCTCCGCCAGCACCGGCCCGGTCGCGGGATCGGCCTCGTAACGCTCGCCGAGCGGGTCTTTCAGGTCGCGGCGGGTGCGGCCGGGCCGCTCAGGGTCGTCGGCCCGGCCCAGGCGCACGTAGCCGAACTTGGCCCGGCCGACGTCGTGCAGGCCGGCCGCCAGGCGGTGCGCGCGGGCCTCGCCCCACTGCTCCCCCGCCCGGTCGGACTCGAACGCGGCGATCTCCATCAGCATTCCCCTGGTGAGCTTGCCGACCGCGGTCTTCGCGTCGACTTCCTCGGTGGCGGACTCAAGGCGCCCGCCAGCGGCCTCGATGCGCGCGAGGTTGACCGCGCAGCCGTGGCGGCTGCGGCCGAAGCGGCTGTACTTCCAGACCGCGATCTCCCGCGCTTCCCGCGCCTCGATGCGCTCGATCTGCTTCATGATCTGGCGCTGGAAGTCGCGGCCGGTCTTGTCCAGGTCCTCGATCCAGTCGATGATGCGCCGGCCGCGCCGCCGTGCCCATTCGGCGATGGCGGCGCGCTGCAAGTCGGGCGAGATTGCCTCTTCGTGCATCATCGACACGCGGATGTACCCGATAGCGGGCACTAGCCCGGCCGTGGTGGAATCATCCTGCATGCTGGGGCTTCCCGTCCCTGCTCGCCGTCCCCTAAGATCATGGTACTTTACACGGGTTCAGGAACTAGGACCCCTGCAAAGTACACCGGATGCCCGCCTCGGGCGTCTTACAACGAAACGTCCCGGCAGTGGTGAACCAAGCTAGGTCCCCTGCCGCCGCCGGGAAGATGCCCCCGGCCCGCACGGAAGCCCGCGCTGCCCCCAGCGCAGGCCAGGGCAGCGGGCCGGGGGCACATAACAGCAACGGGCCGCCACGAGCGGTGCACACGCCCGGGCGGCCCTGGTCACAACTGGAGTGCGACCTGTGAAGCATGAAAGCACGGCGGGCCAGTGTCCCGGCTGGTTCGACCCGCCCGACCGGGGCGAGGCAACGCTCAGGCTGCCCGTCATTGATGATCCCGGCCGGGTGAGGATCGTTGCCCTGGTCCCGGCCCACAACGAGGAAGCGGGCATCGCCGCCACGATCCGCTCTCTGCTGGACCAGACCCGGCCGCTCGACGAGATCGTGATCATCTCCGACAACTCGACTGACCGCACTGTGGAGATCGCCCGCCGGTTCCCGGTGACGGTGCTGGAGACCGAGGGCAACACCCACCGCAAGTCCGGCGCGCTCAACATGGCCTGGAACCTGCGCTGCAAGGACGCTGACATCATCGTCGGGGCAGACGGCGACACCAGGCTGCCACCGCATGCCGTGGCGGACTGGGAGGCTGAGTTCGCCCGCAACCCGCAGCTCGGCGGCTCCAGCAGCCAGCCCATCATGACCGGGCACGGGTTCCTGCCCCGGCTGCAGCGCAACGAGTTCTCCAAGGGCTGCCAGATGTCCCTGGCCCGCGGCTGGTGCCGCGTGGTCTCGGGCACCGGCTGCGCCTACCGGAACGTCGCCCTGCACGAGGTAGCCAAAAGACCGCACCGGGCAGGCCCGTGGACGTACGAGAGCGTCGTCGAGGACTACCACCTGACCTACAACATGCGCCAGGCCGGGTGGCTGTGCGAGATGAGCGAAACCGTCTGGTGCTGGACCGGCTCCATGACCAGCATGAAAGCCCTCTGGTACCAGCGCATCAAGTGGCAGGCGGGCACCTGCGGTGACCTGCTCACCTTCGGGTTCAACCGGCTCAATTACCGCGAATGGGCTCAGCAGGCGTTCCTGGTGCTGTGCATCGGATTCTGGCTGGTGTGGTGGTCGATGCAAGGCCCGCGCATCGTAGCCGGGGACTGGCACTTCTCCCCGCTCTGGGACCTCGCGATGCCCGCGTTCTTCGCCTCGATGGAGCTCATCCACGTCCGCCGCCAGCGGGAAAAGGACTGGAAGGACTGGCTGCTGGCCGGGTCGCTCATCTACATGACCACCTACTCGATTCTGGCGGTGGTGTGGGGGCTGGCCAGCTGGGTCAAGGTGATCCGCGCCCGCATGGGTGACCTGTGGGCACCGCAGTACCGCGCCGAGGGCATGGCGGCCGAGGAGATGCAGGTCGGGGTGAGCGCGACGTGAGGGGAGCCCCGAACATGCCGCTGCGGCGCGGTGCCGTGGCCCTGGTGCTGATCGGGGGCCTGACCGCATTCGCCGTGTTCGCCGCGGCGCTCGCAGGGGCAGCGCTGAAGCAGGTGCCACACCCGGCCGCAGCGGCCAGCCCGCTTGCCCACGTCGAGCGCGTCCCGGCCCCGAAGGCCGCGCTCACCACGGCCAGGCAGGTTCCCGTCCTCGTCTACCACGAGATGGACAACGACTGCGCAGCCACCGCTGCCACCTGCGCCAGGGGCCACGACTACGAGTCCGTGTCCCAGGCTCAGTTCACGGCGGAGATGGCCTGGATGTACGCCCGCGGCTACCACACGGTCACCCTCGCGCAGTACCTCGCATGGCTGGGTGACAAGCGCACGCTGCTGCCGCCCAAGCCGTTCCTGATCACCGCGGACAACGGGATCTGGAACTTCCTGTCCGGCAGCCAGGCCACGCTCTGGCACTACCGCTACACCGCCGCCGCGTTCCTGGTCACCGGGTTCGCCAGTGCGGCGTCAGGCCAGTGCGCCGCCAGGCTCGACGGCATCGACGTCCAGCCGGGCTGCCCGAAGTCCAGCGAGTACTGGGACGCCACCTGGGCGCAAATCAGGTCCCTGTCGCCGGCGGTGTACAGCTTCGGCATCGAGGCGGGGCCCAGCGGCCACTACGAGCAGGACTACGCCGGCGCTTGCTACCAGTTCGACGCGTGCAAGATGCCCGGGGAAACCGCAGCGCACTACGAGGCGCGGGTGCGAGCCGAGATGAACGGTGGCATCGCCATGCTGACCCGCCAGCTGGGCGCGCGGTTTGACGCCCGCGCCTGGGTGGTTCCCTACTCCGACCTTGGCTACCCGTGCGAGGCAGTGTCCTGCGCCGGGGAGCAGCACACCGATCCCGGTAACTGGCTCATCCACTACGCAGCCCGCCACTTCGCCGCCGCGTTCGTGCAGGACTACTACCGGAACGGCAAAGACCATGAGCGGTTCAGGTACGAGGTGCACAACACCACAACCCTCACCCAGTTCATCGCAGCCATCCGCCACTACACGAAAGCCGGGGCGTTTCGATGGGCCTGATCGGCGACGGAAACGCTTTCCTCTACTCAGTGAGCGCGCTGACGTCCGCGCTGGCGCTGACGACCGTGATCCGCCGGCCACGCTGGCTGCGCGGGGCGCAGTGGCGCAGCCGCCACCCGCGCGGCGGGCGTTCCTCGGGCTTCTCGGCGGGCTCGCTGCCGGCATCCTGCTGGCAGCCGATCAAGGAAAGGAATCGCAGATGAGCACTCCCTACAACGTCTCCGGGACACTGAGCACCGGAGGCGGCTCGTTCCCGGTCACCGGGACACTGAACCTCACCCCGGCCAGCGGCGGTACGAGCGGCACGGCCGGGACCGGCACCGTCACTCCGGAGGCCCTGCCCAGCCAGACCGCCATCGGCACCGGCTCCAACGCGCAGGCCTGGGCCTCAGCCATCCTGACCGCGCTCGATGCCCCGGTCACTACAGTTAACATCAACTCGCTCGTGGGCTGGTTCGGCCAGGAAGACAACCACGGCTCGGCCGGCGAGGGCGCTGACGGCATCGGGGCGAACAACCCGCTGTCGATCACGGGAGACACGCCCGGCATCACCGGCTCGAACGGCTCGGTGACATCGGGTGCCGGCGGCCCGCCCAACCTGACGTTCCCCACGGTGACGGCCGGTGTCGACGCCCTCGTGGAAGCGCTCAACTCCTACCCCGCCATCCTCGCGGCCCTCAAGTCGGGTGCGGGGCTTCCCACCGTCGGCCCGGCAAACGCCTCGGTTACCGCTGAGCTCAGCGAGTGGTCCGGCGGAGGGTACGACTCCGTGTGAACGAGCACGATCGGTTCCTGGCCACCAGGATGCGCCGGATCCCCGGCCTGCCGGACATGGGCTGGCTGGAGGGCAAGCGCATCCTGGTGACCGGCGGCACCGGGTGTATCGGCTCCCGGCTGATCCGGGAGTTGAGCAAGCATCACCCGGCCGCGCTGGCCAGCTTCAGCATGCGCCCCGGCCTGTCGCCCTGGCCGAAGACGGAGGGCGTGAGCTACCTGCAAGGCGACATCCGCCACTACGGGACCCTGATGGACGCCATGCGCGAGGGCTGGGACGTCGTCTTCCACACTGCGGCGCAGCGTGACCCCGGGCTCGCCGAGCGGCATGTCGCCGAGACGGTGACCACCAACGTGTTCGGCTCGCTCAACGTGATCCGCACCGCCGAGATCACGGGCGCGGGCTGCCTGATCTTCGCCTCGACCGGCAAGGCGCTGCGCCCGTTCTCACCCGACACCTACACCGCCAGCAAGCGGATCGCCGAATGGCTGCTCGCCGGCTCGCTGGTGCCGCTGAGCGGCTGCGCCCGGTTCACCCACGTCGTCGACAACTCGATCTTCTACGGCCGGCTGGCCCGGTGGTGCCACTACGGCCAGCCCATCGCGCTGCACAGCCGGGACGCCGTGTTCTACCTGCAGTCGGCCACCGAGGCCGCCGAGCTGCTCATGGGCGCGGCGTCCAGCGCCCGCGAAGACCAGGCCGAGGTGCACGCCATCACGGACCTGGGCATGCCGGCGGCCCTGCTTGACCTTGCCGAGGGGTGCCGCGCGGCCATGGCGTCGGACTCGCCCATCGTGGTCACCGGCTACGCCAGCGGGTACGAGGAGAAGCCGTTCCCGGGACTGTATGACCCGCTGACCGCTGGCGAGGTCTCGCCGCTGCTCAACGCCTTCGAGGCTGCTGTGGCCCGCCAGCCTTACCCGGGAGCCGGCGCGGCGCCGCTGGACTTCGGCGCCGCGGAGATCCGGCTGAAGTCCCTGGAGCGGGCCTGCTGGCCGATGGCCGGGTGCCCGGACCCGTGCGGCATCAAGGCAGCGATGCACGAGGTGTCATGGGCGATCATGCGCGCGGCCGTGGCCGCCGCCCCGCTCGAGACCGTCCGGCGCGTTGCAGCCTTGTGCAAGCAGTACGAGCCCCTGCCATGGCCGCACGACGAAATGCTCGCGATCATCGCCGGGACAGCCGGGAATGGCCGGCACGAGCCCACGAGCCTGGAGGCCGAGAATGACAGACCCCGAAGCTAAAATCCGCGCCGCGCTATCCCGCCTTCTCCAGCGCTGCCGTACCGTCCCCTCGGTGCCAGGCTGGGTCGATGAGGCAGTCAGCGAGATCAGGGAAGCGATCGGTGCCCCGTCAGGGGTGGTGACCGCGGACTCACCAGAAGCAGCAGCAGCGCTGGTTGCGCTGAAAGAGCGCGCCGGCGGGATGGAGGCGCTGGCGCGGGAGTTGCTGGACGGCTTCAGGCAGGGCGGCAACGGCTACAGCCAGCGGATGAGCACGGCGGCCTACGAGAGCTTGCGGGAAAGGCTCGGCGAGCAAGAGTGATCACGCTCATCATCGCCCTCGCTGCCACGGCCGCTTACCTGGTCATCGGCTGGCGCTTCATCGCGCCGACGTGGGTAACCCGCGAGGTCGCCAGGCAGGTTGAGGCGTACCGATTCTCGGCCGCCGACCCGGCCGAAGTGGCCGGCTGGCGGCGCACCGCCGCAGGCGAGGGTGTCGCGCTCGGCCTGATCTGGCCGGTCTACCTGCTGGGCAGGTTCCTGCTTGGGAAGGTTGCCGACGCCGCGCCGCTGACCGATTTCGAGGCCAAGCGGAAGATCGCCGGCCGGGACCGCCGGATAGCCGAGCTTGAACGGCAGCTTGGGATCAAGCCGTGATCCGCGCCCACGTCGCCGACCACTCCTACGGATTCGGCGTCGCCATCCTCATCGCCGACCGGCCGCGAGACCTGCCCGGCCAGCCGTACCGGCTCCTGCACATCGGCCAGGACGGCACCGCCCGCGAATGGGAAGAGGTCACCAGCCCGGCGCTCGGCCCGTCCGGGCCCACCCTGACACTGGAGGACGACGAAGCCCGCGCGCTGCTGGACGCCCTGACCCGCTACTACCACGGGGCCGAGGACACGCGGGCGCTGCGGAAGGACTACGACGCGGAGCGGGCCCGCGTCGACAAACTGACCGCCGCCCTCGGTGATGTGGTCAAGGCTCTGGTGAGCGAAGGTGGCTGAACTCGGCAGCCGCAACAACTACATGCGCCTCCAGTGCAAGCACTGCCCGTGGGTGCCGCCCGAGAGCATGAAGATGGAAGGCGCGCTGCTGCACTTCCAGGTCGAGCACGACACCGACCAGGTGCATCTTGACTTGGTCGCGGTGTGCTCGTGCGGCGCGGCCATGGCGGTCACAGAGTCGCGGCCGACCGGCGGCGGGATCAAGGACTACCTGAAGTGCGGGGCGTGCGGGAACACGGGCCATCTGCGGAGGAATGCCGCGTGACCGAACTGCGGAACTTCCTGATCGCTGCTGTCGCCACCGCGGCGTTCTGGCTGTACATCGCATTCAGCCTGCCGTCCGTGATCGCAGGCGCTCTCGTGTTCGTGGTGTCAGGCGGATTCACCTTCCTGGCGATCCAGCTGCTGGTGAGCGCGGGCGAACCGCGCCCGGGATCGCTCCCGCTGCAGCACCGGCCGGTGGTGCTCCAGCGCCAGGCCGCGCCGTTCTGCTACCACTGCGAGGTCGATGAGGCCGTCGAAAGCGGCGACCGGTTCCGCCTGGACAGGCTCGGCCTGATGCTCGCAGGCTTCCCCATCGGTGACCTGTACCAGCGTCACCGGGACTGCTGGGTCACCACGGGCGACGAGAAAGAACTGGCCCGCATGCTGCGCCACGTCACCTGGACGGCCTCATGACCGAGGATGGCTGACATGGACATAGCCGAGTTCCTAGCCGCCCGCTGGGATGAGCTGGAGCGCATCGCCACCGAAGCGGCGAAGGTGCCGGGCCGCCGCTGGGAAGCCAAATCGCAAGGTCAGAGCCGCGAGAACGATGGCGTGCTCTGGGATGACGACCTGGCGAACATCATTGCCTGGTTCGACAGTCACTTTCCGGCGGCGATGCACGCCGCAGTGCACGACCCGCAGTACGTCCTCGCTGACATCACAGCCAAGCGGGCGATTCTGGCCGAGCATGCACCGGCCGACTTCACCGCCTACGGCGACCGTCTTTGCCGGCGCTGCCGGTTCGGTGACGATGAGCCCGGGCGCGATGAACTGCACCACTGGGTGCCGTGGCCGTGCCGCACAGCGTGTTTGCTGGCCGCCCCGTTCGCTGCCCATCCGGAGTTTGACCCGTCATGGAGGCTGGAACCGTGAGCGAGCACATCTTTGAAGAGGTCAAGGCGGACCTGGCCGAGGAAGCCCGGCGCGCCCTCGGCGGCGTAGAGGCTCTTTTCGGTCACGCCCGATACCATGACGGCAGCGTGACCGAAACCCTCCCGGAGGAGACAGGCATGGGCGTGCTCAGCGTCATAGACGACGACGTGAAGGAATACCTGACCGAAGGCTTCGACTACCTCGGAGGCATGGCGGCCAAGCTCAAGGCAGCCGCTCCCGGCATCATCGCCGTCGCCGAGGCTTCTGGTTCGCAGACCGTCTCCGCTGCCGTCGAGTCGCTGGCCGGCCGGGTTCTGCCGCCCGACGTTGACGCATGGCTGGCGGGCGTGGTCAAGGACGCGATCGAGAAGTTCGGCGCACCGGCAGCAGCCCAGCCAGCACCAGCCGAGCCCGCAGAGGCTCCGGCTGCGTGATTGTGCAGGAGCAGGTCACCCTCACCGAGGACGTCCCGATCGGGCTGTGGCGGGATGCGGTGTCGCGCGAGGCGTTCTGGCAGGACATGCGCCGCAAGCTCGCCTATGGCGTGGTGAAGGAGCGGCCAGGCTGGTCGCTGCTGGAACAGCGGGAGGACCGCTACGCGCTCTATGTGCGCCGGGTAACCGGGCCCGGCGGTAAGTCCGAGGTCACCGAGTGCTCGCTCGCTGAGGCGGAGTCCGCCCGGCTGCGGCTGTCGTGCTGGGCGGCTGAGGCGTGACGGCGGATCCCGGCACCCATCCCGTCTCGCTGCGAACTCACCTGCGCGAACTGCAGACGGCGCTGGACGGCGCCGCGGCCGAGCACTTCGCCCACCGCCGGGCCTGCCACTGCAAGGAAGGCTCAGGCTGCACCGAGGGCAGGCAGCTGTCGGCGCGGGTCGCTGGGGCGCAGTGGCAACTCGCCATGGTCCGCTTTTTGAACCAGGAGGACTGATCCCCGTGCCACCTGAGCAGCCGATGCCGGCTGACCCGATAACGGCGCTCGCCGAGTCGACGCTGCAGCTTCACGAGATGTTCCTCGCCGCGGTCAAGTCCGGGTTCACCGAGGCCCAGGCCATGCAGATCGTCCTCACCGTGATCTCGGCATCGCTGGGGAAGGGCTGACCAATGACCGAGGACGCCAGATCCGCTCTCGCTGCCGCCGCCTACCTGGCCGCGCACCGCGATGACGTTCATGTCCGCGATGCGCCCGCCCAGTCCGTCCCGCCCGGCCATACCCACTGGCTCACCCTCGCCGATGAGGGATACCGCTGGCTGCAGGAGCACGGCGAGCCAGCCGCCACCAGCGCAGACCTGGCCGTCATCAGCGGCCAGCTGGAAACCGTCGACACGAAACTGGAGAAGATCATGACCGAAGATGCAGCTGTACAAGCCGTCACCGCCGACATTCTCGCCGACGAGCAGGCCATCACCACGGCCATAGGCACGATCCAGGCCGCGGTAACCGCGGCTGCGGCCGACGCCGTGCAGCCGTCCACCCTGACCGCGCTGCAGTCCGCTCAGGCCGCCCTGGACTCGCTGACCGCGACCGTGAACTCGGACGCCTCGTCGGACACCCCGGCCTCGTCCTCGTCGCCGGCGAGCACTTCGGGCACCACGCCGGCCAGCTGAGGCCGCGAGCCCGGGACGGTGCCGCGTGATTCTTGGGGCGCGCGGCACCGTCCCGTTTTTGAGCCGCAATGGACGCGAGGAGGGGAGCGGTGGACGACGAAACCCGGATCACGCCCGGCCGGCCGTGGAGCGTCTCAGACCTCCGCAACGCCGGCGGTGAGCTGCACGTCGCCGGCTACTGGATAGACGAGCAGGCCCGCCTCACCGATGAAGACCTCGCCGAGTGGCAGCGACGGTGGGAACAGGCGAACACCCCGGCTGCACGGCGCAGGCACATGAAGCGCGAGATGCGGCGCCTGCTTACCCGCCGCACCCGCTTGCGGCTGTGGTGGCACGGGCGGATTGATGCTGTCGCCATCTGGCTGGCCGGCATGGGGCGCGCAGGGAGGGCGCTTGCCAGGGCACTGTGGCGGGTGACTGGGCTGTGGCTATGACCGCCTCTCCGGTCGATGCCGAGCCCCTGGCCACCTGGGAAGCCAGCAACGGCCGCGGCCCGTTCCGCGAGCACCTGGCCGAAGCGTCAGCGTGGGCGGTCACGCACCTCGGCCAGGAGGTGGCGAACCGCACGGTCCGCGTCGACTTCCATCTCCTCAATGCGCCTGTCGCGGTGCTGTACCAGGTCGTCACGGACGAGGACGGCCACAAGCTGGCGAACCCGGAGACGGGTGGCCTCTGGCTCGCTGAGCCCGTCGTCCAGATGCTGGACGAGCTGCCGCCAGCACACCTGCTGGGGAGGTGAGCGATGCCTGACGACGTACTCGGCCGCATCGACGGCGCGCTGGAGGACTGGGAGCGCGGCCCCGACGTCGCACGCTGGCACGCCGATGGTGGCCCGGACGACCTCGCCGAGTGGGTTGCCTACTGCGCTCCCGGCCGCCGCGCCGGCGCGAGCCTGGCGATCAGCATGAGCGCCTACGCCGATGCTGTGACCGACGTGCGAGAGAGCCCGATCCTGGAAGGCTCCGGTGTCGTGCTGGTCCGCACCGAGGCACTGGAACTGCCGCCTCTTCCGCCACTGGGCCTTCCCGTGCCACCCGGAACCGGACTGGCGCCTCGGCTACCTGGTCGCCGCCTCGGTGAACCGGCCCATGAGCCTTCTGTCCGGGGTGGTGTGAGCATGGCCGGCGGCTACCCAGACGGCTACCGTGACCCGCCCTGGACGACAGCGGAGGACTTCGCATCCACGGTGATACCCGCACGCGCTGAGGCGCTCACAGAGGCGCTGAACGCTTCGCTGCCAGACTGGGCGAAGGAAGCTGGCCTGCGGCTTGAATGGTCGCGGCCCGCTGACGACCCGATCGGCACCTTCACCGGCAGGATGCTGGAGTTATGACCTACTGGCCACTTGAGGACGCGCCCGGCGAGCGCCCTGTTCATCCCGTCGCCGATCTTGGAGACTGGGTGCCCAGCTATGGGCCGGAAGACCGCGCCGAGAGCGCTCTGGACGACCACGAAGCGGCGAGCCTGCAGTTCCGGGAAGCAGCGGCCACGTTCCTGGTGCCGCCTGCCCTGCTGGAAGACTACGGCGACGCGGGCTGGCTCGGTGACTGGCTCGGCAAGGCGCTCCGCGGCGAGATCGAGCCAAAGCCGCCGCGCGAGCCGAAGCGCCACCGCTGCCTCGCCTGCTGGCTGGTCTCGAAGCTGCCAGGGCACGACCGGTGCAGCCACGGCTACCTTGAGAGCGGCTGCGAGACGTGCGGGGGATGGTGATGGCCGACAGCAACCTGGACATGCTCGGGCAGATGACCGCAGCGTTCCGGCAGGCCATGGCAGACGAGGACGTGCCAGCGAACACAGCGGCCCGCATCATGAACCGGGTGCTCTACGGTGACCCCGGCGGCCCTGGCGCGATCTACGAGGTTCGCGAGGACGGCAGCAAGGCCGTGCACATGGGGAGGGCACAGTGGAAGCCATGACCGGGTGCAGGATGGAACTGTGCCGCTACTGGCCGGGCGACGGCTGCATGAAGGGCGTGATGCCCTGTGACGAGCCTGAGCGCGATCCCTTCCTGTCCACGCTCCGCGACGGAGCCATAGCCGTGACCGGCGACCCCGGTTTCGTGGACGCGGTGCTGGCTGGCGAGATCTGCCCGTTGTGTGAACTCGGATTGCCTCACGACTGCAAGCGAAACGGCCTGGCAGAATGAGCGCCGTGACCATCCCGCTGCTCATATCGGCCTACTTCCTCGGCTACGGCCTCACCGAAGGCATCCTGTACCGCGCCGGCCCCGGTAGCGAGATTCCGGCCGTCTGGCTCGCCGCGGTCTGGCCGCTTACCGTGGCCGCATCCATCCTCGCTGTCCTCTCGCTGCCGGTGGCCATCGCCACGGGCAGTCTGGACCTGGACGGCCAGCAGGAGGGTGACCATCCGTGACCGCAGTGCTGAGTAACCGCAGGTGGCATCTTGCAGAGGGTGACGCAGCGCGCCTCACCCGCCGCCTCCTCGCTGCTGATCTAACATTCGCACCATGCCACCCACTGCACCCCAGGACGCCCCTGAGCGCGTCCTGCAGCTCGTAGCGTCGGGCGACATCACGCTTCCCGACCTCGAGCTGTGCTGGTGCTGCAGCGGCATCCTCGGCAGGCCCCAGAAGCGAGCCGTGTTCTGGTGGCTCACCCGCCGCGGCTACTGGCTCGGTCTCTGCGTCCGCTGCTGCGCCATCTGGCGGGCGGACACTGGCGGTGACCCCACCTTGCAGTCGCTGCGCGTCACCAGCCGGCGGCCTGGCGCTGAGGCGGCGTGAGACAGGAACACAGAGCCGGAATTGTCAGTGTGCGCCGGTAAAATGAACAGGTGAAACGGTGCCCCCGATGCGGCGTCATGAAGTCACTGGAGCAATTCGGCGCTGACCGAACAAAACGTGATGGCCGGATGTCGCATTGCCGGGATTGCACCAACGCAGCCCGCAAGGCCAGGTACTACGCCAACATCGAGCACGAGCAGGCGCGCGGTCGTCAGTATTACCAGGATCACCGCGAGGAGAAGAGGGCCGCGGCGCTCGCCTGGCGGGCAGCCAACCTGGACAAGGTCCGTGCGTACTGGCGGGAGCAGTGGCACCGGAAGACGCAGAGCCAGAGGCGCCCAAGGCGCCAGAGCGGGCACGGAGGCCCTGAAGAGTGGGCACGGATGTGGGAAGCGCAAAGCGGGCGCTGCTATCTCTGCCAAGTGGAATTCCTGCCAGGCGACAAGGTCAGGGTTGACCATGATCACGATTGCTGCAATTCAGCGAAGAACGACGCGTCGTGCCGCGCATGCCGGCGCGGGCTCGCTCACGATGCCTGCAACCTGCTGATCGGCATCGGCGAGGATGACGCCAATCTCATGCTGGTGATCGCGGGCAACTTCGAGCGTGCCAGCGATCTCGCTAAGGCGCGTATCGCCGCGCTGGCAGCGACACAGGGGTCACTGTTCGGCGATGGCGTGGCCACGGCACGCGTTCGCTCCCGCAGTCGCGCCCACGACGGCCCGGCGGAGTGGGCACGCATGTGGGGCGCGCAGGCTGGCTGCTGCTACCTGTGCGACCGCCCGATGGATCGCCTGGGCAACATTCACGTGGACCACGACCACTCCTGCTGTCCTGGTGGTGAGCGCACGGACTCCTGTTACGCCTGCCGCCGCGGACTGTGCCACGCAGCTTGCAACTGGCTCGTCGGCATGGTCGGCGAGGACATGGACCTGCTGAGGCTTATCGTTGACTCGTTCGCGCCTGTCCAGGCAGCAGCCCGTGAGCGGATCGCTGCCAAGGCGGCAGAGCAGGGAACACTCGACATCGCCGTGTGACGAGGAATGGCACCGTGGCGTGGAGAAACTCATCTGAAGACCGCCGCCGCAGCAGCGAGACTTACGGTGATCCTGTCTACCTGCGGAACCGGCAGGAAGCCCGCCGCCGCGCTCGGGGTTACTGCGAGCAGTGCGGGCACAGGCATGCCCGGCTGGAATGCGACCACGTCATCCCGCGTTCGCAGGGCGGCACCCACGACCTCGCCAACCTGCGCATGCTCTGCAAGGGCACTGCGAGTTGCCGCTGCCATGAGCGCAAGACGGGTCAGGAAGGCAACGCCGCCAAGACGTCAGCACGGCCGGCACCTGACCCTGCGCCACGTCCGGTCACGAAGTGGTAAGCGGGCCTGATGACAGTCAGTCACCGTGTATTCGAACAGATTCGCAGGAGTGGCACGGTGTTCGAATAGTGGCGTTGACCTGCACATATATGATTTACATCATCTGCCCAATATTTCCCAGTTTCCAGTAGGAAAGGGCCGTCTCAGAGGCCGCCCATCCAAATCCCTCCCCCCGTGATCTTGAAAAGCCGCTTTGATCACGCAGCGTGACGCAAACCGGCTCGCGCGGCCGTGCGTTTACGCTGGTCAGGCCATCAATTCGAACAGCACGTTTGCGCAGGTCAGAGCGCCGGGGAGGGTCGCCATCCGGGCCATCCCGCTACGCGCTGAGCACCCTGATGCGGGCCGGCCGCGGCTCGGGCAGCAGGAGGGCCTCGTGCGCAGCGCCGGCGAACGCGTAGGCGGCATCCACATGCCCCTTCGGCGCGTCGTCGTCATCTTCGGGGTCGTCCGTGCCGGCGCTGGCGTCCTTCCCGGTCGCTGCTTTGCGGGCGAAGCGCCATCCGTCGCCGGACTTGAGGCGGGAGGCCGCGCCGAGGTGGCTGTTGAGCAGCGGGTCGTTCGGGTGCAGGACCATCCGGCCTTTGACGAGGCTGGCCAGGCCCATGCAGGCCTCGCAGACCTCGCCTCCGGTGAGTTCCGCGTAGTGCGGCCGGCCGGGCGCGGCATCGGCCAGCTTGACCGGGCGCCCCTTGGGCGCGCGGAAGACCGGCGCGAGCGACGCGGCGGGCCCGGACGGGTACCAGGCGATGATGGAGGGCTTCATCCGCTCAAGCAGCGGCGCCAGCTCGAGGCGCGCGGCAGCAGCGGACGGCCAGGAGGCGGCGATCTCGCCCCGGACCTTCCCCTCAGGCGTCTTCGCGGCGACGGCGAGCGTCGCGTGGCCGTCGTCGGGGGCGACGTCGAAGCACGCCGCGAGCCGGCTGCGCAGGGAGTCCATGGTGACGGCCGGGTCGGCGCAGGCGCCCCAGGCGGTCATGTCGATTGCGGAGTCCAGGTGGCGGACCCTTTGGCACATGACCTCTGTGTTGTGTGTGGGCACCAGGTCGCCTGCCAAGAACAGGGAGTCCGGCGCGTCCACCTTGATGCACCGGACCGGCACCGATGCGACTGGCTCAATGCTGGCGATGGTGGTGGGGCGCACGTCGCGTGGCCCGCGCGCGGCACGGATGCGCTCGGCCTTGCGCGGGAGCGTCACGGGACAGGGCTGGTCCGGGCGCGGCGTGAAGTCGACCGACAGTCTCGGCAGGTGGTGCGACTTGCCATACTGCCCAGCCTCAAGCTCGCTCGTCTTCCAGCCGAGAGAGCGCACCAGCGTACGAACTCCCGCGATCAGCTCGGTGTTCGTGTTGACGAAGCAGCACCGGCCGGATTTCGCCGTCACGGTCCCATCGGAGTCCATAAGGCCGCGTAGCAGGTCGAGCCGTTGCGCCAGCGAGGCGGTCAGGTAGATGTCGGGGACGAACTTGCGGAAGTCGCTCGCGAGGGCCTTGCGGAACGGCATCTGCGGGTAGATCCCCAGCGAGCGCAACGCCCTTATGAACGCACCATGGCGGCCGACCCGGAAGCCGATGCGCTCGCAGTGTGCGGAGTCGGGCGCGCGGGTCGTGATCGTCGCACCGGACGCCTCCATGCGTGCCGCAATGTGGTCGGCGTCACGGCTCTCCGCGCAGATTGTCGCGCTGCGGCGCGACCCGTCGCCGAGCCATAGCCCGAGCAGGTACGGGTGCACCGGCAGATCAACATCGGGGCCGTCCAGGGGGGCGACGGGTGGCAGTGAGAAGTTGCGCACATCGAAGTTCATGCTGGGGTGGTGGTACGTGACGCCGCGCGAGATCAGATCCGTAGTCCGCAACGTCTCGAACGCCGGCCTTGGGCGCCGCCGGTCGCGCACGGTCCAGAGGTGGCCGGCGTCGCACACGATGGACCTGCCGTCGTTCAGCGTGACCCTGTAGCAGTCGCGTCCGACATGCGTCTCCGATGCCCCCACGACATTGACCCATTCGCCGGAAGTTCCCTTCACGGCGTCTCCTGCCTGCAGTCTGTCTATTGGCATAGTACCACAGGCGGTTAGAACCGGCGTGCTGACGTCAAGGCAGCGAAAGATCTCCGGTGGGTCGCTCGCCATGTCCGATGCGATGGCGCGGGCGCTGATGATGTGGCCGAGTCCGGGGTTGGCCTGCGCGATCTGCTGCCAGTCGTCAATCGGGCAGTAGCCGTCGCTCTCATCGTCGTACTCGCCGGAGTACTCAAACAGGCCGATGGTCTCGTCCCGGCCGTGCAGCGCTGAGTCGCGGAGCTGGTTGAGGACGACGGATTCGTCATCCCCGGCGTTGGACATGGCCCAGATCTGGCTGTTGGGCCGGGCCATGGTGGTCTTGGAGACGGCGGCCCACGATTTCCAGTCCCGCTGCTCGCGGAGTTCATCGATGTTGACTTCGTCGTTGCTGCCGCCGCGGCCGGCCTTCCGGTTGCTGGCCTTGATCTTGTACCGGGCACCGTTTGCCAGCCAGAATGTCTCCTGGCCGTTGATGTTCCGGAGCCGCCCGATCTTGCGGGCAGGGTTGAACTCGCCGGAAAGGACCAGGTCGTCCTCTATCGTGTCCTGGCACAACTGCCACTGCTCTTTGGCGAGGTCCAGTTCCTGGGCGAGGCCGAGGACGCGCAGTTTCGGGTTGTGGTACATGCGCCAGAGCGTGATTGTCCGTTTTAGGTCTGATTTTCCGTTTTGCCGAGCCACTAGGATGACCACTTTCCGGAACCTGTACGTGCCATCGGGCAGCAATTCCAGTGCGTGGATGGCGACCCAGCGCTGCCACGGCAGCAGTGGCTTGCCGATCTTCTCGGCGAAGTCGGCGACGTCGTAGCCGTCGCTGGTGCGGCGGTTCAGAGGGCGCAGGGGCGGGGTGAACAGCCGCGGCGTTGCCTTGCCTTTAAGTCCTCTTGGCGCTGCGCGCAGCGCGGGCTTCGCGCTGCTGGTCAAGCCAGGTGGGCTGAGTACTGGCACTGTCACCCCCGGCGTCAATCCGCTTGCTCACGCGGGCGCGTGCCGCCGGGGTGGCGCCGAGTTCGGCAAGGCAGTCGAGAAGGAGCGGTCCCATCCACCGCAGCCCCCAGGCCTGGTCGTGTGCGTGCGCGCTCGTGAACTCGTCACCATCGGGCAGCCCGTCGATCACCTGTGCGTAGCGCTGCGCGAGTTTGCGGGCCGCGGCGTCCTCGGAGCCGAGTTCCAGCGCGGCGAGGGTCTCGCTTACGGCCGGCCAGAGCAGTTCGCTCGCGTCACGCAGCGGAGCCACGGGCCTGTTCCTGCAGCCGCAGCCCGGGACCGTCCTCGGCTTCGATCGCGTCAAGTCCCTGCTCGATCGCCACGGCCGTGGCAAAGGAGAGGCTCCAGCGCTTCCTGCGTGCGAGGGCCCGGACCCGGGCTGCCGTTTCCGGGGTGATGGCGGTGGTCACTTTCGCGCTCCGCAGCGCCTCTGTGTGCGGCATTCGCAGTGATCCCCTCTATTCGCAGCGGTTTCCCGCCAGGTTTCTATTTACGGTCACGTTTATAGCGGGGGTTTCGGTCTGGCCGTAATTATGCTTCCTGCCAGGACCAGCCGCTATCACCCGGTCGGGTGTCTTCGCGGCTGACGTGCAGGGAGGGCCTTCGTGCCGGTCGGCACTTCGCAGGGTTCGCTCCTGGCTGCCCAGTCCGCGGCTGGGCAGCGCCAGGACGGTCTTTCGTGACCGCCGCAACCCTGCAGGGCGTTCCGCAGCGGCGCTCGCTCCTCGGCAAGATCGGCTCCGCGGTTGCGGCACGAGCCCGCGCCAAGGGGAAGGGCGGCAGGCTCGCCGCGGCCCTGGCGGTGGCCCGCGAGCACGTGGTGACCGCGGCGGCGCTGACGGCTGTTGACATCGGCGCGTTCCACGGGTGCCCGGTGGCCGGCTGGGTCGTGACCGGCGTGTCCCTGCTGGCGCTCGACTTCGCGGTCCGGGGTTAAGCGTGGGATCGCTCATCGGGAAGGCGCTGGCACTGGCGAACCCGGCCGGGCCGCCGGTCCCGATGGGCGAGTCCGGGATCTGGCAGCTTCCCCGCGCCACCTCCTCGAGGGGCAACGCCGACGAGGCGATGCTGCGGGCTTACGGGCGCAACGGGACGACGTTCAGCAACGCTGCTCTTCTCGGCGCGGCGACGGCGGGCCCGGAGTGGCAGCTGTTCCAGTCCGCGAAGCAGGACGGCCGGCAGCGGTACTCCACGTCTGACCAGGGCTCGGACACGCGCCGGCAGGTGGTCACCCACCCCGCGCTGAACCTGCTGAGCCGGCCCAACAAGTTCTGGTCCCGGTTCCGGCTGTTCGAGATCAGCCAGCTTTACCAGGACCTGACCGGCAAATGCCACTGGGTGGTGACCAAGTCGGCGAACATGCCGATCGGGCTGTGGCCGGTGCGGCCGGACCGGATGCAGCCGGTCCCGGACCGGGACAAGTACCTGCTCGGGTGGCTGTACACCTCGCCGGGGGGCGCCGAGACGATCGCCCTGGACGCGGACGAGGTCATCTACAACCCGCTGCCCGATCCCCTCGACTCCTACGGCGGCACGGGGCCGATCCAGTCGGTGATGACCGAGATCGACGCGGTGGAGTACGCCGCCCAGTACAACCGGAACTTCTTCAGCAACTCCGCGCGGCCGGACGGCGTGCTCAGCGTCGACCACCGGGTGTCGGACGAGGAGTGGGACGAGCTCACCGACCGGTGGCGCGACGCGCACCGTGGCGTGGCCCGCGCGCACCGGGTGGCCGTGCTCGAGGGCGTGACCTGGGTGCCCACTTCCACGGCACCGAAGGACATGGACTTCCCGAACCTGATGTCCACGGGCGGTGACCGGATCCGTGAGGCGCTCGGCATGCACAAGATCATGACCGGGCTCGTGGACGACGTGAACCGGGCGAACGCGCAAACGGGTGAGGAAATCTTCGCCGCGTGGAAAGTCGCGCCGCGCCTGCGCAGGTGGCGGGACGTGCTCAATTTCCATTTCCTGCCAATGTTCGGCGATATGGGCCAGGGATATGAATTCGATTTCAGATACCCAATGCCCGTCAACAGAGAGCAAGACAACCTGGAATTGACGGCGAAAGCGAATGCCGCTCTCGCCCTCGTCACGGCGGGTTACGACCAGTCGGACGTGCTCAAGTGCGTCGGCCTGCCGGACATGAAGCCGGTCCTGCACATCACCGACGTGCCGGCCCTTCCGCCGCGCTGGACCACGCCGATGGCCGCACCAGCGGCCGGGGGCGCGCCCGATGAGGCCGGGCAGGGCGCTGCGGACGCCGTGGCGCAGTTGCGGGCCCGCGCCGGGTGGGACTCGCAAGCGTGGGCGCAGCTCGAGGACCTGCTGCGGCAGGCGAGCGAACATCGGCAGAACGCGGCCTGGAACTCCCTGGCAGGTGCCCGGTGACCGCCACGGCGTGGGACGCGCTCGCGGCCATGGATGCAGCGCAGCCGGACTACTCGGGCTCGTGCATGATCGCCCTGTACCCGCCGGCGGACGTCGCGGAGCAGCTGGCGATACCTGATGGCCTCCCGCCAGATGAGATCCACCTGACCGTCGCTTACACCGGCGACTGCGCGGACGTGGACGAGTTCACCCTCGCCTCTGCCGCGAGCGCCCTGGCGGACCGCCAGCCGGTCGCTGCCACGATCTCGGGTCACGCACGGTTCACCGGGGGCGATGACGGAGACGCCTTCGTGGCCCTCGTGGACTCGCCGATGCTCGACACGCTGCGGCGCTCCGCCGTGGACGTGCTGGCCACCCGCGGCATCGCGATCCCCTCGGAGCACGGGTTCACCGCGCACATGACGATCTGCTACGCCGATCCGGCCGCCGCGGACCCGGTCGGCCGCCTCGAGCCGTTCCCGGTCACTTTCACCGGGGTGTCCGCGAGTTACGGCACCGAGCGTTACACGTTCCCGTTCTGCCCCGGGCCCGGGGACGCGCCTGCGCGGGACTCGTGGAACTCACTGCGGCAGGCGGCGACGGACAGGGCAGGTGAGCGATGAGCAACGTGTACCCGCTGAAGTGCCGGATCCGCGCGGAGGCTGGCGCTACCCGGGTCGATGTGTACGACGACATCGGGGGCGGCGGGTGGTTCAGCGACGGGATCTCGGCCAGCGACTTCGTAGCCCAGATCTCCGGCCTGAAAGGCAAGCTGGACATCCACGTCAATTCGGGTGGCGGGGACGTCTTCGACGGCATCGCCATCGCCAATGCGATCCGCAGCCACAAGGGCGCCGTCACCACGACTGTTGACGGCCTCGCCGCGTCCATCGCGTCGGTGATCGCCCAGGCGGGCCAGGAGCGCATCGCAGCCGCAGGGTCAATGCTGATGATCCACGAGGCCAGCGGAGGGTGCATCGGCGACGCGGCCGGGATGGCGAAGATGGCCGAGACGCTCGACAAGGTCTCTGCCAACCTCGCCGACATCTACGCCGACCGCTCCGGGCGCGGGAACGCGGGCACCTGGCGTGACGCGATGAAGGCCGAGACCTGGTACACCGCGGAAGAGGCCGTCGCGGCCGGGCTGGCCGACAAGGTGGGCGGCGACGCGGCGACGCTGCCGCCGGGCCTGGATGTGGCTGCCTTCACCGCGGTCCCGGGCCGGATCGCCGCCAGGCTCCGCGAGATGCCCGCCGGCCAGCCGCAGGACGCGGCCCGGCATGACCCGATGAAGGGCACCCACAGCCACGCCCACCCTGCTTACGGCAGCCAGGGCGGAGATGCCCTCCATAGTCATGAACATCAGCACGATGGGGACGCGAACCACTCCCACAGCCACGCTGAACCTGAGCCCGCTGGGGATGCCGAGGACCACGTGCACGGCCCGGACGGCCACACCCACGTTAGCCACACGTTCAGCTCTGAGGGTCAGGTGGTCCTTGAGTTCACGGGCAACGGCAATGCCATGGGCGAGGCGTTCTGGGCGTGGATGAAGGAGAACATCCGCATCAAGGGCGCGGCGGGCAAGCCCGGCACCCACGGTGACCACGAGCGGTTCGACCCCGACGGTGACGGGGACTGCGACGCCTGCCCCGAAGGTGACACCGACCACGACTACTGGACGGCCGCGGGCGAGCAACTCAAGTCCGTGCCCGGCAAGCCGATGGAAGACCGGGCCGCGCTGCTGGCCGGGGTCCGCGCCATCGTCCGCGAGGAACTCGCCGGGCTGGCCACGTTCCTCGGTGCCGATTCCAGGGTCGACAACTCGGACTGGGACGCGAGCAAGGCATGGTCCGCGGGTGCCGATTCTGACGACCCGGCGGCGTTCTACGCCGGGATCTGCGCCGGCAAGAAGGCGGGCGACAAGTCCACTCAGGCCGCGTGGGCCCTGCCGTACAAGTACTCGCCGTCCTCGGCGCCGAACGCCGCGGGTGTCCGCAACGCCCTGGCCCGGCTGGACCAGACCGAGGGCCTGACGAACAAGGCCGAGGCCAAGGCCACCTTGCAAGCGGCGATGAAGAAGGTCAACCCGGACTGGGAGCCGGAAGACAGCGCGGGCGACGGGCCCGGCGATGAGACCAACACCGACCTCTCCGGGGCCGACCTGGAGCAGATCCGATCAGCTCTGAGAGGAGCGTTCGCATGAAGGGGCAGGTTGAAATCCCCCAGACCTCCGAAGAGCTGGAGGAACTGCTGAACGACGCCGGGCGGATGAGCGACATCCTGAAGAACGGCGAGTTCGGCGAGCTGACCGCGGGCTACATCGCCAAGGCGATGGCCGACCAGCGGCAGGAACTGGCCGCGCAGATGCGCGAGCAGATGGAGACCGGCAAGCAGCAGGTGCTCCAGTCGTGGGCCGAGCAGGGCATGACCCCGCAGAACGGCTTCCGGCCCGGCGGGGCCGCGGTCTCCAAGCGGGACGCGCGGGCGCAGCGGATCATCGCCAAGGCGAAGCGCCGGATGCCGGACGCCGAGTTCCAGGCCGACAATCAGGGCCTGTTCAGCGGCATGGCGATGGGCGCCGAGTTCGATGAGGAGCCGTTCGCCGAGTCGATGCGCGCCTTCATGTACCGGATCTGGAAGGCCGAGCACGCCGCGAAGGACTCCGGTAACGGCGACCTGGTCGCCGCGATCCGTGCCGACAAGGAGAAGCTGTTCAAGGCGCTCTCCCGGCCGCAGAACGCGAGCCTTAGCGAGCGCCTGCCGGCCGAAGGCGGGTTCCTGGTTCCCGAGGTTCTGCGCAGCCAGATCCTGATGCTGGCCCTGGAGCAGTCGGTGGTGCGGCCCCGCGCCCAGGTGATCCCGATGGACTCGCTGCGCGTCCCGATGCCCATCATCGATGACACCAGCCACGTGTCCAACGTGTACGGCGGGGTCGCGGCGTACTGGACTGCTGAAGGTGCGACGCTCGCGGCGACCGCGCCGAGTTTCGGGCGGTTCGAGCTGGAAGCACGCAAATTGACCGCGTATACGACGATTCCAAACGAACTACTCCAGGACTCGATCACCCCCCTGGACCGCTGGTTCGACATCTTCTTCCCCAAGGCGATGGCCTACTTCGAAGATGTGGCGTTCATCAGCGGGACAGGGGTTGGCGAGCCCCAGGGTTTCCTGAACGCCCCGGCCGCGATCAAGCTCAACAGCGCGACCGAGTACGAGATCGCCTTCAGCGATGTCGCCGCCATGTTCACGCGGATGTGGCCGCCGTCGCTGCGCAACGCGGTGTGGCTCGCCTCGCCGGACATGTTCGGGCAGATCCTGCAACTGTCCCTGTCGTCCAGCGTGGCCCCGCCCCTGATGCTGCAGTCCTACCAGGCGATGGATGCCCCGGCAGGCGGCAATGGCGACGGGGTGAATTACATGCTGATGGGGAGGCCGCTGGTCGTCAGCGAGAAAATCCCGTCCAGCCTGAGCGGAAACACGACCACGGCGGGCGCGCTTTCCTTCGTAGATTTTTCGCAGTACCTAGTCGGCGACCGCCAATCCATGCAAATTGCCACGAGCGAAGAGTACCTATTCGCTTCCGACCTCGTGGCTTACCGAGTCATAGAAAGGCTCGATGGAAGGGTCTGGCAGCAAACAGCCCTGACTCCCCAGAACGGCTCCACGCAGACCCTTTCGCCTGTCGTTCTACTCGACACTCCGCACGCCTGATAAACGGCCCGGCTACTAATCCTCGGAAAGGAGGTTCTGTCAGTGGTGACGGATATTCTTGAGAATAAACCGGCAATTGGCCGGACCTGCAATCCGAGGAGAATTCAGATGCCAGGAAGGAAGCCATGCCCGGTGGGCTGTACCTGCGGGCACCATCCGCAGGGCAACCTGCCCGCTGCGGAGAAGGATCGCCTCCAGCGTGAGCGTGCCCACGAGCGGTATGTGGAGAACCGCGAGGAGAAGATCGCCTACGCGCAGGAGTGGGGGCGTTCTCACCCCGAGCGCCGGCGCGCGAACACGCGGAGAGCAGCCCGCGTGTACCGGGAGAAGAACCGGGACACCATCAACGCCAAGGCGCGGGCGGCATACGATCCAGCGGCCGATTCGGTAAAGAGCCGCGTGTGGAAGTTCGGCCTGTCGCGCGAGGAGACGGTGCGCCGGTTCAACGAGCAGCGCGGCCGGTGCTACATGGGTGGCGAACCGCTGGACCTGGATGCACCGAGGGGTTTCTTCGTTGATCACGCTCGCTGGTGCTGCCCGGGTATCAAGTCGTGCGGTCAGTGCGTGCGTGGGCTGACCTGCGATTCCTGCAACAAAGGTGCCGGGTGTTTCGGCGATGACCCGGCGCGTTTGCGCCGGGCTGCCGACGCGATTGAGGCGGCGGACGCCGCCGTTTCGGCCCAGATGGCCACCATGCCCGTCCAGGGCGAGCTTCCGATCGATATCAAAAGGGCGGCTCGCCGCCGGGAGGAGAGTGCGTAGCCAATGATGGAAGGCCTGGGGCGGGTATTCAACATCGTCCCTATCGCAGCCGGAACGCTGATCAGCATGAAGGACTGCGCCGGAATTACCTGGATTTGCACGGGAGACGACACATTTACCCTGTCTTCCGCCGCAACCTACAACGGCTCGGCGTCCACCCTGGCGACGATCACCGACTACTACACCAACACCTCCACGGCGGGTGCCGCGGAGTGGGTGGCGGCGAACCAGGCCGCGGCGGACAACGTCGCCATTGCCTCGGGCTCGGTGTCGTTCTACACCGACGCCTCCGACCTCCCGGCCGCTGCCGAGTACGTCGAGGTGACCGTGGCGGCCTCCGGCAAGGTCACCGCGCTCCTGCATGACCTGCTGGTGCAGCGCACCCCGCCGAACCTGCGGGCTCTTTCCGGCTCGACTTCGTAAGGGCGGCCAGTGACTGACCTGAAGATCAGCAAGCAGCAGGGCGCGACCGGAGGGGCCGGCGAGTCAGTCGACCAGACGACCACGTTCTACCGCAAGGACGGCACCTACCAGACGCCGGGCGTGGCCGATGGCGTGTTCGACCTGAACGCCGGGTCGA